GGTATTCAGGGCGCCAAACTCCTTTCCGAAACCGAAGTCACGCCGAACAACGCGCTCGGCCAAATAGTCGGGGCCTAAATGTTTGATGACGACGACATCCAGGAACAACTGGAGCTGAAGGCGCGCCTGCAACAAAAGCGCCTCGATGACGATTTCCTCTGGCTGATGGAATCCCAGCGCGGTCGCCGCATCGTCTGGGCACAGATGTGCACCGCGAAGATCTTCGGCACCACCTTCGACACCCACGGCGGGCGAATGAGCCTGTACGAGGGAATGCGCCAGCACGGTTTGTACCTGCTGGGCGAAATCAACCGGCTGTGCCCGGAGATGTACCCGGTCATGGTCCGCGAAAACTCACCGCAACAGGAGAAACAGAACGATGACTGATGCAGCCACTGCGCCCGCCACCACTCCAGCAAGCGACGCACCGAACGCACCGTCAGAGCCTGTAGCTGCGCCACCAGCCCAAGAGCCTGCACCCGCAGCAACTCCCGCCGCTGAGCCAGCAGCAACAGACAAGCCCGCCGCTGACAAGCCGCAAGGCGCCCCCGAGAAGTACGAGTTCAAGTATCCAGAAGGCTACCAGGTCGACGAGGCATCGCTCGGTGAGTATTCCACCGCCTTCAAGGAGTTGGGACTGACCAACGAGCAAGCACAGCGTCTGGTGGACATGGATGCCAAGCGCTCGGCGTCTTCCTCTGAGGCGGCTATCGCAGCTCAGAAGCAGCAGGTCGAAACGTGGGTCGGTGAGCTGAAAAGCGACCCGGAGTTCGGCGGCGCCAAGTTCGAAGCGAACGTCGGTATCGCGAACAAAGCACTGGCTGCATTCGGCTCGCCAGAGTTGACGCAGTTCTTCAAGGAGACCGGCCTGGGTAATCACCCACTGCTGGTCAAGGCCTTCCACAAAGCCGGCACCCAACTGGGCGAAGGGTCGATCCACAAGACGACCAGCGACCAGCCTGCCGAGCGTTCCATCGCGGAACGCATGTACCCCAATTACCCAAATTAAGGAGCGCCGCTCATGGCCACCATTGGTAACACTGTACCGACGCTGCTCGATGTAGCGAAACGCATGAACCCTGACGGCGGCGGCATCATGCCGATTGCTGAGTTGCTGACTCAGGAAAACGAAATGCTGCTGGATATGCCGTGGTACGAAGGCAACCTGCCTACCGGCTCGCGCATCACCACCCGCACCGGTTTGCCGACCGTGATCTACCGCAAGCTGAATGCCGGTGTTCCGCCAAGCAAGTCCACCACTGCTCAGGTTGACGAGTCGTGCGGCATCCTGGAAGGCCGTGGTCAGGTCGACAAGGATCTGGCGCTGCTCAACGGCAACACCGCAGCGTTCCGCCTGTCCGAGTCGTCCTCCTTCATGGAAGCGATGAACCAGGAAATGCAGCGCGGCGTGCTGTACGGCAACACCGACGTCACCCCTGAGTCGTTCACCGGCTTGGCGCCGCGCTTCCCAAGCGTGACTCCAGCCACCGCCATGACCGCCAACAACGTCATCGACGCTGGCGGTACTGGTTCGACCAACACCTCGATCTGGCTGATTGGCTGGGGCGAGAAGACCGTGCACGGCATCTACCCGAAAGGCTCGAAAGCCGGACTGGTACACAACGATCTGGGTGAAGGCGACGCGTTCGACGTCAACCAGAACCGCTTCCGCGCACTGATGGACCAGTACCAGTGGAAGTGCGGCATCGCGGTCAAGGACTGGCGCTACGTGGTCCGCATCGCGAACATCGACGTTTCTGGCCTGACCAAGAACGCCGCGACCGGTGCTGACATCATCGACCTGATGACCCAAGCGCTGGAGCTGATCCAAGGCCTGACCGGTGTAACCCCGGTGTTCTACGTTTCTCGCCGCGTCCGTGCATTCCTGCGCCGCCAGACCGTGAACAAGGTTGCCTCCGGTACCCTGAGCTACGACAACGTTGCAGGCAAACCCGCGCTGATGTTCGGCGAGGTGCCTGTGCGTCGCGTGGACGCCATCCTCAACACCGAAGCCCGACTGGTTTAAGGAGCTCACCATGTACGTAGATAAACAGGCTGAGTTTTCCGACAGCCAGGTCGTCACCGCGACGGCCATCTCGACCAACGTTTACGACCTGTTCCCGGTCGGCAACGCGGTCAACAGCAACGCGCAGCGCGATATCGGTGTGGGCGAGGACGTCTATCTGGTTGTTCAGGTAGACACCACCGCTACGGCGGCAGGGGCTGCGACCGTCCAGGTCACTCTGGAGTCGTCCTCCACTGCGGACATCGCCACCGCGCCGACGGTCCACTTCGCATCCCCGGTCTACGCCTTGGCGGCGCTGACCGGTGGCAAGACGCTCATGGCGTTCAAGCTGCCGGCCGACGCCTACAAGCGTTACATCGGCGTGCGCTACACCGTAGGCACCGGCCCGCTGACTGCTGGCTCATTCTCCGCGTTCTTCACGAAGGACGTTCAGGCATTCCGTGCGTACTCCAAAGGCTACAACTTCTGAGGATTGAGTCATGACCAAGAAGAAAGAGCTGAAGTGGTACGAAACGCTCGAGCCCAGCTACATCAACGAGCGCTTGTGGCCTACCGGCGAAATCGTGCAGTACGACGGCGAGGCCGGGCCGAATCTTCGCGAACTGTCGGACAAGGAAGTCAAGGCGCACTTGAAACAGGATCAGGCTGACGAGCCGGATGAAGTGGATCTGGACGCCCGCGAGGCTGATCTGAACAAGCGCGAAGACGACATCAGCGACCGCGAGAAAAAGGTTGTTGCTGATCAGGAACGTCTGGATCTGGCGCTGGCTGGTGTCGAGGAACGCTCCAAGGACCTGGACGCCCGCGAGGCTGCGCTGGTGCCGCTGGAAAAAGTCGTCGAGCCAGTGTTTGTCGACGGCCAGGGCAAAGCCAAGAAGTAACACCAACCGCAACACATAGGGGCCTTCGGGCCCCTTTCTTTTTGCCCGAGGGTTCTCATGCCAAGTGTCGTTGAAATCTGCAACATGGCCTTGTCGCGCATCGGCAATGGTCAGCGCATCGACAGCTTGACCGAGCGCAGCAAGCAGGCTGAAGAGTGTTCGCTGTTCTTCGACCAGACTCGCGATTGGGTTCTTCGCGACAGACCGTGGGCCTTTGCGACCAAGTTCGTCAGCCTGGCGGAGGTCGCCACCAATCCAGACCCAATCTACCCATACAGTTATGCGTTCCCGACCGACTGCCTGTATGCGCGGAAGATCGTGAACCAGGTATTCCCTGTCGATTACTGGCCGTTTGCTGGTAATGATGTATGCATCCCGCAGCTGCAACCTATCCCGTTTCGTGTGATTCAGGGCGAATCAACCCGCCTTATCGCCACTTCTGTGACTCCGGCGACCCTCGAATACACCGTTCGCATTCAAGATCCCGGCTTCTTTGATCCCATCTTTGTGTCCGCGCTTGCCTACAAGCTCGGCGTCGAGATCGCACCTGCACTGGCGAAAGACCCCGGCATCGCTGATCGTCTGGAAGCTGCTTATCGTGGTGTAGTCGATGCAGCCTTCGCGCAGAGCATGAACGAGGGTCAAGGTCAGCAGATGCCTGAGTCGGTATTCATCACCGGGCGCGAAAGCCGATGAGCGAGAGCATCCAGCCATCTTTCAGTTCGGGCGAACTGGCCCCGGCCACCTATGCCCGCGTCGACCTGAACCGCTATTTCACCGGGCTCAGAACGTGCCGAAACTTCATGGTCATGCCTGAGGGCGGGGTTCGTAACCGGTCCGGGACCAAATTCCTGGCAGAAACCAAGGTCAGCGCACAGAAGTCCCGGCTTATTCCGTTCCAGTTCAGCACCGAACAGACGTACGTGCTCGAGTTCGGTGTCGGCTACATCCGGTTTTACACCAATGGTGGACAACTGCTGAACGCAGGCCTGACCTATGAAATCGCCTCGCCCTACGTCGAAGCAGACCTGTACGCGCTGAACTACACCCAGTCGGCAGACGTGATGACGATCGTTCATCCTAACTACGCGCCAATGGAGCTCAAGCGCTTCGGCCCAACCAACTGGACGCTGACCGCAATTACGTTCGTGCCGACCATTCAGCCGCCCACCGGCCTGTCGGGCATTCCCCGTGCTGGTGGTTCTGGCGACACCACCGTCTACCGGTATGTGGTCACCAGCGTGTCAACCGATGAGTCGGCAGAAGAATCCCTGCCCAGTGCGCAGGCCAGTGTCACCAGCTGGGACAGCAAGGCGGGTGCAGTTCTCACCTGGACCGCTGCACCGGGCAGTGTTGATCACTACAACATCTACAAGGACAACAACGGATCGGGGATTTTCGGCTTCATCGGCCAGGCATCAGGGTTGACCTTCACTGACAATGCCATCGGCCCGACCAAGACAGACACGCCGCCATCGTTTGATAACCCATTCGCCAGCGGCAACAACCCCGGCGTCGTCGGCTATTACCAGCAGCGCCGGGTGTTTGGTGCCAGCAATGCCAACCCGCAGACGCTGTGGTTCAGCCGTGTCGGCGCCTACAACAACTTCGGCTACTCCACACCGACCAAGGACGACGACGCGATCACCGTCACGCTTGCATCGCGGCAGGTGAACCGAATCCGGGCCCTCGTCCCACTGAAGGAGCTTCTGGTCCTGACATCGGGGGCTGAGTGGACTGTCACCGGCGATGCAACTGGCCTGAAGCCCACCAACATTCAAGCGCAGGTGCAGAGCTACATCGGCTCAGGAACTGTCCCACCTGCCGTTTATGGGAACACCGCGCTGTACGTCCAGGCGAGAGGCCAGAAGCTTGCCGACTTGGCTTATTCCTACACCAGTGACGGATTTCAGGGGCAGGACCTCACCGTCCTGTCGTCCCACCTCGTACGTGGGTTTGAAATCGAAGACATGGCGCTGGCCCAGGTTCCGAACAGCGTGCTGTGGATCGTGCGCAATGACGGCCAGTTGCTGGGCTTTACCTACCTGCCGGCTCAGGAAGTGTTCAGCTGGCACCGGCATGACACCGACGGGTACTACGAATCGGTGGCATCAGTGCCGGAAGGTGACGAAGACGCGGTGTATTTCATCGTGCGCCGAATCATCAACGGCGTATCGCGGCGCTACGTTGAGCGCCTCGTCTCGCGCCAGCTCAGTGTTCCCGGTGAAGACACTGCGCTTGATCGGTCCTTCTTCGTGGACGCTGGACTCACATACGATGGACGTGGGCCAACATCGGCTGCGGTTACCCTGACGGGCGGCACGGATTGGAAATACCCAAATCCACTGACCTTGATTGCGAACACGTCGACGTTTGTTGTGGGCGATGTGGGTACGGTCATCATCCTGCGCGGATCGGACGGGCAGATCGTCCGGTTGACCGTCACCGCTTATACCGGTGGTACCAGCCTGACCGTCACACCAGGGTCAATCGTTCCTGCATCTCTGCGAAACCGCCCGGCGCCGCGCTGGGGCAGGGCACGCTCCTCATTCAGTGGACTTTCTCATCTTGAAGGAAAGACCGTCAGCATCTTCGCGGATGGCAACGTAGAGCCGCAGGCCGAGGTTGTCAGTGGTGCCGTATCCATTCAGCGCCCGGCGATGCTGGTGCACATCGGCCTGCCGTTCCTGAGTGACTTCGAAACTCTCGACCTGACACTGCAGAACCAGCCGAACTTTCTGGGTGCTCAGAAGCGCGTCAACGAAGTGACCGTGATCTGCGAAGAGAGCCGTGGAATCTTCGCCGGCACCGACGCGGACCACTTGTACGAGAACAAGCAGCGCAACACGGAAAATTACAACGACCCAATAAAGCTTCTGACTGGTCAGGCGGAAATAACTGTTGCCGGGAAGTGGGAACAGCCGGGGCGTGTATTCATCCGCCAACAGGATCCGCTGCCGCTTAGCGTATTGGGGGTGCTCTTCAATGTGCAAGCCGGTGGCTAACCTGGTCGACGTCAAGCCGCGCCATGTGACTGCCTTGCTGGCGCACATCCGCGAAGCTGATCGTGTAGAGCTTGAGGCCATTCGAGGCTGGACGGTTGAGCACGAACTGATTCACGCCATAGACAAAAGCTCGCGTGCCCGCGCCTGCATCTGTGACGGGAAAGTGCTGGCAATCTTCGGCGACGTGGCCCACGACTCCGTTTATGGACTCCCGTGGATGGTCAGTTCGACATGGATCGAGGCGCACCGCCGAGCCTTCCTTGCTGAGTGCGTAGACGTAGTGGCGGATATGCGGACTCGCCACCAGCGACTGATCAACTTCGCCGACGTGAGAAACACCCAGGCCGTGCGATGGCTCAAGTGGCTGGGATTCACCTTCCTGCCCGCAATCCCTTACGGCGTGAATCAAGAACTCTTTTACCCATTCGAGATGGAGGGCACTGCATGTGCGCAGTAGCGGCAATTCCTTTTGCCTTGATGGCAGCCCAAGGCGTCATGGGCGCTCAGGCATCCAAACAGGCTGGTGCGGCGCAGGCCTCAGCCGATCTGCAGAACGCTGCATATTCTGACGCAGCGGCGAATGATGCGATCAAGCGCGGTGCCGTTGAAGAAGATCAGCAACGTCTGGCTACCACCGCAGCCATCGGCACGCAGCGCGCTGGCTTTGCGGCCAACGGTATCGATGTGAACAGTGGCACTGCCGCAAACATTCAGGATGACACCGCTCAACTGGGTGAATTCGACGCCCTGACCATTCGGAACAATGCCGCGCGCGAGGCGTGGGGTTACAAGACTCAGTCTGATACCTACCGCCAATCGGCGAAAACCGCAGTGCAGTCGGCCAAAAACAACATGTTCGGATCGCTGCTGGGCGCCGGCGCTCAGGGCGCATCAACCTACGCCAAGCTGGGGAAATAAGATGCCTACCGTTCCTCAGTACCGCAGGCAGGTCCAGCAGGCCGCTCTACCGAACGTTCGGGCTCAAGCTCAGGTTGTAGATACTCAAGGGCTTGAGCGCGGGCTCTACCAAGCCAGCCGAGCTGCAACCGATATCGTCGAAGAACAACAGCAGCGCGCCGACACTGCGTCTCTGCTCGATGCAGACAACAAGCTCACCGAGTGGCAGAACAACGCCTTTTTCAACCAGCAGGATGGCGTCTACACCCGCAAGGGCAAGAACGCGCTGGACGTCACCAACCAGACCCTCGACCAGTTCGACAAGTACCAACAGGAAGTCGGGTCATCTCTGACCAACGACCGCCAGCGTGCGCGATTCAACCAGATCGTGCAGTCGCGCAAGGGCTCGATGTCGCAGGATTTGAACCAGTACGAGTTCAAACAGAACCAGCAGTACATGAACGACACGGACAACGCGTCGATCAAGCTGTCTCAGGACTCCGCTGCACTGAACTTCAACGACCCGAATAAGGTGGGCTACTTCCGGCAGAAGGCCATGGATGTGATTGCCTCACAGGCTGATCGCAATGGCTGGTCGCCGGAGGAAACGAAGCTCCAGCAGCTCGGCGCCAGCAGCCGCTTGCTCACCGGCGTGATTGGTCGGCAAGCCGAGCAGGATCCGGCAGGCGCCAAGCAGTACCTGGAAGCCTCCCGCGAAGGCATGACCGCCGACGACCAACTGAGAGTGGGCAACGCCATTCAGACCGAGGAGCGGCGTCGCGAGGCTGAGGCCCGGCAGCGCGCAGTCGAAGCCCGGCAGATCCAGGCCATCAACCGCATGGAGTTGCGCGGGCGCGTTGAGGATGCAACCGCTGCCTACACGCAGGGGCTCGACTTCAAGAACCCACCAAGCATGGCCGACTTCAAGGCTGCCTACGGCGATAAGGCCGCAGACGAATACGACAGCTTCAAGAAAGTGCAGGATGTTGCGCCCGCGATTCGCGAATTCGCACTGGCGACCCCGACCGAGCGCCAGCAGTTGCTGGACAAGTTCCAGCCTGGAAAAGGCGGTGTTGCTGGGGAAGGATTCAAGGAGGACTCGCAGATCTATCAGCACCTTGCGACCGTGGGCTCGACACTGATCAAACAGCAGCAGACCGACCCGGCCGCGTATGTCGCGAAATACAGCCCCGTCGTTCGTAGCGCATTCGATCAGGCGCAGCAGGAAGGAACTCCAGAGGCTTACCAGCGCTACGCCACTGTCACCACCGCTGAGCAGCAACGCCTTGGCGTCCAGCAGGTCAAGTTACTGCCTGACGCTGCCGCCGAACAATTGGCCGTGTCGTTCAATCAGAAGATCGCTGATGGTGGGAGCGATAACGCCGCTCAACTGATCGAGGGCTGGCAGCAGTCGTGGGGCAAGAATTTCCCGAAAATCATCCAGCAGATGGGCAATAAGCTCCCAGCCGAAGCTCAGGTGATCGCCACCGGTCTGCCGAAGGACATCGCCGAGCGCATGGCCTCAGTAGCACCGATCAAGGATTCAGACTTGAAAAAGCCGCTGGAGAAGGGTCAGGCAGACGAGATTCAGCAGTCCGTATCTGCGGCCATGCTGCCATTCGCCGAGTCGTTGCAGGGTCAGACCGGGGGGATTTCGACGTACAACACCATGTACAAGGCCGCCGAGCGAACCGCTACCTCTTATGTCCTGCAGGGCATGAGCCCCAAGGATGCCGGGCAGAAGGTCGTCAACGGGATGCTGAACGACAAGTACGACTTCTTCGGCTCCTACCGTGTGCCGAAAACCCTGAACACCGAAGTGATCAGTTCCGGCGCAAACATGACGCTTCGCGACCTCAAGCCCGAGGATCTCGCGCCGCTGCCTGGCCTGCGTGGTGTGGCCGACGACGAGAACAAACGCCAGCTGCATGAGGCGGTCGTGAACGGCGGGCAGTGGATCCCGAACAACGATGAGACCGGACTGAACCTGACGGTCAACGGTTATCGCGTACTCGGCAACGACGGCAAGCCGCTGACCAGGACGTGGGGTCAGCTGCTGGAGAAAGGCGCGAACAAGCCTGCTTTTGAACCCTCGATCACAGGGGGTTATTGATGCCGATCTATGCCGGTGACGCCCCGGCGCTCGACAGGCGCACGCTGCTCGACATTCCGTCAGATTCTGGTGATGTGTTCGGCGCCGCGTTTGATAGTGCGCTGAGCACCAACCCGACGAACTCGCTGTTCCGCATCGGTGATTTGTCCGAAGCCACCAACCCTTCACCCGTGATCGACCCGGCCGGCAATGCCGTATACGGTCCAGAGATCCCGAAGATGTCGGCCGACCAGGCGCGGCAGAAGGTTGAAGGCGCTGGACTTGATATAAAAATCCCGGATGAAGGCATCCGCCCGGGGGCTCTGGATATTTTGATTCAGCGGCAACGCGAGCAGATATCCCGCCAGCAGATCCTTGCCCGCGCTCCGGGCGGAAGTGTTGGCACTCAGATCGCCGCCGGTCTAGCCGCCTCGGTGCTGGACCCGCTCAACGTCGCGACCGCCTTTGTCCCGGTAGTAGGCGAGGCTCGATACGCTCAGCTGCTTGAAAGTGCCGCCACTCCGCTGGCACGGGCAGGCGTGCGGGCCGGAGTCGGCGCCGCAGAGGGCGCTGTAGGCGCTGCCATTGTCGAGCCCCTGCCTCTGCTGGCGGCTGCTCAGGACCAAACCGATTACGGCCTGTCCGATTCGTTGGCCAACATCGCATTCGGTGGCATTCTTGGTGGTGGCCTGCACAGTGTTGGCGGTGCAGTGTCGGATGCGCTTCGCCGCCGGATTGCAACTGAGCCTACGGAAGCACCAAGAATTGATGAAGGTGCAACGCCGGCAGCTACAACCGCCTCGCGATCGACGGATTTCGCGCGGGCCTTCGATGAAAATC